AGCTATCGCTAATGAAGTGAAAGCAGTTAAAGATGAGTTAGAATCACAACTAAAATCTCTACAAGATCACGCTGATAAATTAGATGTGAAATTACAAGAGAAAAAAGCTGATGAAGTTAAGAAAGATGCTGTTAAATCTGCTATTTCTGAAAACTTTGAAAACTTATCAAAAGTAAGAAAAGGGAACGCTGTACAGATTAAAGCTGTTGGTGATATGACCTTAGGTAATGTAACGGGTGATGAGCCTAGAGATTACAACTTCGATGTAGTATTAGTTCCTGGTCAATTAGCTAATGTATCTGACCTTGCAGGTAACGTATCTATTAGTGGTGGTACTTATACTTACGTTAGAGAAACAGGTGGAGAGGGTTCTATTTCTGCTCAAACAGAGGGAGATTCTAAATCTCAAAAAGACTACGATTTTTCTATGTTAGATGTGAATACTGATTTTATTGCAGGTTTCACTCGTTATAGTAAGAAAATGAAGAATAACCTACCTTTCTTAGAATCATTTATCCCTAAAGCATTAAGACGTGATTATATGATTGCTGAAAATTCAGCTTTTAATACAGTATTAGCGTCTGATGCAACTGCATCTACTGAGATTATCACTAATCAAAATAAGATTGAAATGTTAATCGCTGAAATCGCTAAATTAGAAGGTTCTAACTACTCTACTAATGGTATTGTTGTAACCCCTGCTGATTATTGGGATATTTTGATTACTGAAAAATCAACGGGTGCTGGTTATGGACTTCCAGGAGTTGTAACATCAGAAGGTGGTCAATTAAGAATTAATGGTATTCCTGTATTTAAAGCTACTTGGGTGGCTGCTAACAAATACTTTGTTGGTGATTGGTCAAGAGTAAATAAAGTTACTACTGATGGTCTTTCTTTAGATTTCTCTGAGGAAGAAGGAACTAACTTTGTTAAGAATAACATTACTGCTCGTATCGAAGCACAAGTAGCGTTAGCTGTTGAGCAACCTGCTGCTTTAGTATATGGAGATTTTACTGCTGTATAGTAGATAATTAATAATACACCACCTCTATTAATTTAGGGGTGGTTATAAAACAACAACAATATGAAAGTGATTAAGCAATTTTACTGTATAAAAGAGAAGAAAACTTACTATATTGGCAATGAGTACAAAGGTAAAAGAGGGGATGTACGAGAATATTTAGAACAAGCCAATCATAAAAAAACAGAATCAAAGAGAAAGAGTGCAAAAAAAGCGAAAACAAAGAAAACAATAATTAACAAAAAATAATGGCATATACAGATATAATATCGTTAGATGATGCGAAGCTTTATTTAAGAGTGGATGACACTCAAACAGAAGATGATACTCAAATTACTAGAATGATTAACGGTGCTTTATCTTATGTTGAACGTTATACAAATTATATATTATTTGCAAGAGATAAAGAATACAGATTAATTGATGGTAAGGTGCGAGTGTATGACTACCCTATTAATAGTGAAGTTACAAGCGATTTAGAGAGTTCTAACAAGACTTTACATACAATTTATACATTAGGCTCAGATAATAGCTTAATTACCTTAAACGTTGGCTATGTCAGTAATACCGACATACCACAAGAATTGATAGAGGTAGCTTATGAGATAATCGACATTTATTACTACGGAAAAGAGAGTGGTAAAACAATGGCAGATTTAAGCCCTTTAAGTAAAGATGTTTTAAATAATTACAAGAGGTTTATACTTTAAACAATATGAGGTCAAGAGTATTTAATGAGAGAATAGAATTTTGGGGTTATATTGGTATTTCTCACGATGGATTTGGAGGAACACTTAGAGGTGTTGGTAAATACAAAGATACTTGGGCGAAAGTTGAGAATGTTGGTAGTAAATCTAGTAACCTAACAACAGAATTTGGTATATTAGACGCTAGTAATAGTATTATTGTTACAATGCGTAAAAGAATAGACCAAGAAGTTGATCCTAAAGTATATTTTATTAAATGGAGAGGTGATAATTATATTATTAAAAGTCAGCCTATAAGTATAAATGTAAAGGACACTACGATTCAATTTATTTGTATAAGAGAAAGGGAAAAATAAATAATGATTAAAATTAATGTTCCAAATAAAAAGAAGTTTGAAAATGCTCTAAAGAAGCACGGAAAAGAGGTTGAGGTAGAGGTTGCTAAAATTGTAGAAATAACTGCTAAACAAGCAGAGGGTACTGCAAGGTCTAAAGCACCTGTTGATAATGGTACTTTAAGACAAAGTATAAAAGCAGAGCCTATTACTGATTTAACGTGGAAAGTTACAGCTTACGCACCTTACGCAGCTTATCAAGAATTTGGAACAAGAGGGAGAGTTAGTGTACCTAGTGAGTGGATTAATAAAGCTTTGCCATTTAAAGCTGACCCATTAATAAAAGAAACTAATATAACACCAAAACCTTTTATGTATCCATCTTTTGTAGAGGCTAGAAGGAATTTTAATAGAGATTTAAAAAATTTATTTAAAGATTTAGCAAAAAAGTTTAATAATGGTTAAGAATTTACCAGATAAGTGGATAAGAAAAGCAGTTTATGATGCTATAAATGATATTGTAGTTGATAATGAAACGATACCGTGTTACGATTCAAGGGTAACAGGTAATCCACAAGAAAAATATACAATACTATCAACTCAGACAAATGGGGTTAATAAATCTAATAAATGTGAATATCAATGGGAGAGTAGTATATTAGTAGAAGTTATTGTTAGAGAGAGATTAACAAGTAATGCAGGTTCTAGGTTATCGGCTGATAATATTATGAATAGTGTAAAATCACAAACAAATAACTTAAACTTAGACATATTAAGTAATCTAGAAATTGTATCACAAATCCAAAGTTTTCCTAATGATATAGTTGAGGATACTTCTAGTGATATTGTTTATAGAAAACTAATGAGAATAGAATTTTTAATTAATTAATAATAAATAAAAAAAGAATGAGTAATTTTATTAAAGGTGAAGATTTGATATTGTACGTTTGGGACAGTTCAATATACAGACCAATAGCGTGTCTGACTTCAAACAGTTTAAGCCAAACACAGAACATTATTGAATCACAAACTAAATGTAATCCTGGTCTTGTTATTAAAGACGCAGGTACTTCAAGTTATGAGATTTCAGCAGAAGGTCAGTATATAGATACTACTTCCGTTGGAGCTGAAGTAACTAAAGCATCTCACGATTATTTAAAAACGATTATGGGGACAGAGATTACTTGGAAAATGGATTCGGGACTAGCAGATACATCAGCTTATTTTGGTACTGCTATTGTAGGTGATTTATCTTTAGACGCACCAGCAGGTGATGATTTAGCAACATTTAGTTGTACATTAGCAGGTAGTGGAGTAATCGTAACTACTGATCCAGAGGCATAGTATTATCAAATCAATAAAAAAAGCAAAAAGAAATGAAATTAGTAATAAAAGAAGTAGAGTATAGTTATTCATTTGGTCTAGGATTTCTAGGGGAATGTTTAGAGAATTTAGATTTATCAGTTTTTGAAATTGGTAAGAAATTAGATAGAAATCCTTTTAAATGGACACCTATTTTAATGTATGAGAGTATTAAGTACACTAATGATGGGGAAATAGATATAACCATCAAAGAGTTTGTTAATCAACTAGACGAAGATGTAAATGGTGCTAAAGTAATGAATGAATTTTTAATTGCTTTCGTAGCTAGTTTACAAAAAGACGTTCCTAAACAGGAAGGTGTCGTAGAAAATAAAAAAGCACCAAAAAAAAATAGATTGGGGTGCTGATGTTATTTCTTTTGCTTTGATGGAGCTTAATTGTCCAAGTTATGACTATGTTTTAGCTATGACTTGGGCAGAGTTCCAAATTAGAGCCTACGGTTACAATAGGATGCAAGAGAAAGAAGATTTAAGAACAAGGGAAATTGCGTGGGCATCTCTAATAGGTTCTCACGTAAACCCTAAAAAACTACCCAAAACAAAAGAACGTTTTTGGCAAATTGGAGAAAAGAAAAATACTACCATTAACGATAGTATTAAGGATAGAATCAAGAAAGCGCAAAACGAATACTTTAAAAAGAAAAAAGAGTTAAATGGCTGATACTGGTAACAATATAGGTTTTGAAATAACAGCAGATGAAAAGAAGTTAAAACAAGGCGTAGAAAACGCTCAGAAAGCTTTAAAATCATTTATAACTAAAGCAGAGGAATTAGGTGGTGCTTTAAGGAAAAATGCCATAGAAAGTGCTAATTTAGCAGATAAACAAAGTCAATTAAAGAGTAGCTTTGATAGTGGTAGTATTAGTGCCGATAAGTACGAGAGGGAAATGGCAGATATTACTGCCCAAGAACAAAGATTATCAGCGAGTACTAAAACATTAAACACTCAATTAGCGAATACTAAAAGAAATGTTAAAAGTTTAGGCGCACCTACCGTTAGATTAGGGCAGAACTTTGACAAGAACGCAAAAGCATTAAATAACAACGGAATACCTGCTATGACTTCGTTCTCGCAAGTTATTCAAGATGCACCTTATGGTATGCGTGGTATGGCGAATAACATACAACAAATGACTATGCAACTTGGTTATTTGAGTAAGAGTGCAGGTGGAGCGAAAGGTGCTTTAAAAGCTATGCTTAATAGTTTAGCTGGTCCAGCAGGTATTTTACTAGCTGTTTCTATTGTTACGTCTTTATTAGTTAAATATGGTGATAATTTAATTGATACATCAAGTAAGGCTGAAAAATTAGCAAAAGCTAATAAAAAAATAACTGAATCACTAGAAAGTACAAGTGGTGTTTTAAGCGCACAAATAGGCTCTTTAGATGCACAAATAAAGTTAGTAGAGTTACAAGGGGGGAGTACAAAAGCATTATTAGACCAAAAGTTAAAACTATTAGAGGCAGAATTATTAAATAATGAAGAAAAGAAATCATCTATAAGGCTACAATTATCTGCTATAAAAGGCGCAGAAATTGAATTGGGCTTGATGGATAGAATGATAATTGGCTTTGGTATTCTAAAAGGTATTAATGTTGCTGGTATTATTGGTGATGCCGTTATGGAAACAGCAGATAAAATTAAGGAGTTAGAAACTGCTTTAGCAAATGCTGAAAAATCTACTTACAATACTATTTTAGCGATAGGGAAAATAAAAGCACCCGATATTTATGATCCCGAGAAAGCTAAAGGGAACGTAAAAAAAGTTACAAGCGCAGTAGTTGAAGGTATATATGCTTACAAAGCAGAAGTAACACCTTTAGCTAATGAAGTAGGTCAAAGTATTATTGAGGGTTTAGTTCCAACTGATGTAGCAGCAGATACTGCTAGAAGGACTTTATCTCAGTATTTAAACGATATGTATACATTGATGGAGGAGTTTGATGGAAATGCTAGAGAATTAATAGTGGGTTCTATATCAAGTACGTTTGCTAATTTAGGTAGTGCTATTGGTGAAGCCATAGCAACAGGTGGTAATGTTTTTGAAGAAGCAGGTAAGTCTATTTTAAGTAGTATTGGTGGATTTTTAAGTAAAATGGGTGAAATGCTTATAGAGTACGGAACTTTAGCAGTTACAAAAGGTAAATTAGATTTAGCTATTCTCGCTGGTGGTCCAGTTGCTATTGGAGCAGGTTTAGCTGCTATTGCTGTTGGTGTTGCTTTAGCAGCCATAGGTTCTGCTATGGGTAGTTTTGCATCTAGTGGTGGAGAGGATTCAGCAGACCATAGCACCTCTAAAAGAAAGAATTACGGTAGTTCATCAAGTTATGGTGCATCGGGTGGTGGTGGTGGAACTTATGTTTTTGAAATTGCAGGTACTAAATTAGTAGGTGTACTAAAGAATACTTTAGACAGAAATAAGGCTTTAGGTGGCTCTTTAAGCATAACATAACAAAAGAAATAATAGAATGGCAGA